TCAAATTGATTTCATAGGAAAGTCTTCTGTTACAGAAGGTGTTTCCACAACCATTACATACAAGGGATCTGTTAATGCAATTATTGATCAGGTCAGGGGAGGCTTGGGTAGCGGGTGTTCTTATTCGGGGGTAGATAATCTATCATCCTTACATATACATTCAGAAGCTATTAAAGTTTCCCCATTAAGTGTAAATGAATCAAAACCCCACGCTCTGGTGGTATAATAATCTCATGTTTAATAAAATTTTTAAGAATAATTTTGCAAAAGTAACTAATGAAGATATGGTTCTCAACATTGATAAGTTAAGAGACTATGAAGGAATGGAAGTTTGCGGCACCCATCCAGAAAATAACTCAGTTTGCGTTAAGATAAATAGTAATCGTGGGCTAGAGCGCAGAAAGTTTGAAAGATTTGTCAAGGACAATTGGGAGGGTAATGTAACCATTTGTGAAGATGGATGCATTGAGGTAAGCAAGTAATGCCCTGGGAAATTAAACAAAACTACGGTGGTTGTGCTGGGTATGCAGTAGTAAAACAAGGAACTACTGAGATCGAAGGGTGTCATTCTAGTCAGTCAGCAGCACAAGACCAAATGGCAGCTTTGTATGCTTCCGAATCTGACAAGGCAGTAATTACAAATGAAGTTACTCCAAATAAATATCCTCAAGCAATAAAGCCAAAAAAGAAAAAAAGATTTACTGATTACGAAATGGTAAATAAAGCTGAACATATGAATCCTGAAGATCTTTTTAATCTTCTTGTTCCACAAGAGAAAGCTTTTTATAACTCTTTGATTAGAATCGCTGAAGAGTATGGCCCATTCGATAAGGCATCTTCAGGTGTGTGGGTTGGATATGAGTTGCCTAATGAAAATGAAGTTGCAAATATAGGCGTCAAGTGTGGAAACTGTGCCTTTCATTATGATAAAGCAGAAGGTACTTTAGGATGTAAACTGCTTTCCTTTGAAATACAAGAAAACTCAAAGTGTAGACTAGCAGCCATTCCAGATGGACTAGTAAATACAGAAATGGATGATAATATGAATGACAGCATGGATGACAGCATGGATGACAATATGAATGATAATATGGACATGGACCACGACATGGATGACATGGGTAAGGCAGACTCTGTTCGTGTAGGACAAATGGTTTCCTGGAACTCAAGTGGCGGTAGGGCAACTGGTAAGGTAGAAAGAATTATTAGAGATGGTAAGTATAATGTTCCAAACTCAGACTTTACAATTACAGGTACTCCAGAAGCCCCAGCAGCAGTAATCAGACTATACAGAGATGGCAAGCCAACAGACACTAGAGTCGGTCACAAGGTAGGAACCCTTAGAGCTATGGGTAAGTCAATAGAAAACATTGATCTTATTAAAGAAGCTATTTCAGCATGGGATACAGAAGAGATTGTTGACAACTCTCCAGTACTTGAAAGTGATAGCTCAGAAAAAATAGAAGTTCCAGAAGATCTTTCTTCAATTTTCTCTAATATGCCAGCTCATGCAAAAAGAGTTAATACAAGAGGAAATGCCCCGATCTCACTAAATCTTTTCAGGAATGAAGAGCATGGCAGAAGAAACCTATAGCCCAACTGCTGGAATGAAAGCAGCAGCAAGGCGTGCCCTTAGATGGAAAGAAGAGGGCAAGGCTACAGGTGCTGGAACCCCTATTGGTTGGGGAAGAGCTTCAGATATTGTTGCAGGTAGGGCAATGTCTTTATCAACAGTAAAGCGAATGTACTCTTTCTTTGCTCGTCATGAAGTTGATAAAAAGGGAAAAGATTTTTATAATACAAGCAATCCTTCTAATGGTCGCATTATGTGGGATGCCTGGGGTGGAGATGCAGGGTTTTCTTGGTCTCGTGCCATAGCTAATAGAGAATCAAAAAAACATGTTTGGATTGACTCACCATTCTCTTTTGAAAAATACTTGACAAAAGAGTAAAAAAAAGATATTATATATCTAACTAAAGGAGATGTAATGGATGAAGGACAGCACAGTAATCTACAAAGCATGGTTAAGCATAGTCGCAATAAACGTAATAAATTTGAGCATGATTTTGTTTACGATCAAATCACGCCTGAATCCATCCTTAAAGGCTCTAAAGCAAGAGTCAAATAGAATTATGTCCATCCAGAACAGGAACATTGGAATGGAACCAATGATTCATGACCTTGAAGCAATTTTCAATGACAACTCTCCAAAAAGTCAACTAGATAGAATAAGGAGAAAAAATACTATTCGTGTCGCAATATTAGAAAGAAAAGCATATTGGGTTCATGATAATATTTTTTACGAAGCAGAAGTTGTAAACGGGCAAATTAATAATGAAAATGCCAAGCCAATAGATGCACATTCTTTGACTCAAAGAGACCTAAACAGACTGTTAATGATCCTTGACAGCATGAAAGAGGGCTAATTATGACCCCCATGTTTTTAATATGGATTCCCATCGCTATTACACAGATTATACTTTTTAGTATTTTTCTTTTTAAATGCAAGAATAGTGAACAGGTAGTAGAAGAAACTATTGACATCATACCCATTTATGTATATAATAAGATGGCGTATTGGAAACAAAAAGATAGTCTTATGAGAGCACCCTACAGGAACTCCTCAGTAGACGTTGATAGTGGATCTAAAGTTGACGAACTCAACTCTGATTTACTACCGTCTGAAATTATGGAAATTATTGCAGGACTAGAGAAAGTATAAAAATGATTATTGCAGTTGAGGGAACCAAGGGTTTTACAGACTATGAAACATTCATGAGAGCTATGGGTGTAGCACTTTCACAGCCTAATAATGAAAACGTTATAGAGGTATGGTCTGCTGGACCACATAAGATTAATAGCTTTACTGCTGCCTTTTGTAACTCTGCAGAGAATTATCTAAAACAAAAAGGGTTCAAAGTTATTTTTAAAAAATTGCCAGCAAGTTATATATCTGAGAATATATCTTACGTTTCTTATTTTGCCCACTTTGCAAATAAAAATGACAAGCCTTCACGAATTACCGCTGAAGCAGAACTTGCTGGAATTGAAGTAGGGATCTTTAGATCATAATGCTATCAAACAAAGATGTTTCATTTCTTAACATGGCTAGATACTTTGCTGAGAAATCTGAGGAAAACAAAAAGCATGGAGCAATCATTGTAAAGTCTGGTCGTGTTGTTGGTACAGGATTTAATAGATTTAAGAATCACCCTCACAACATTCCAGAAGAACTTATCAAGGTTCATTGCTCCAGACATGCTGAGGAAGTTGCCTTGCGTGAAGCAGGTAGCAATTCTAGAGGAGCCATTCTTTATGTTGCAAGGGTTAATCGGCAGGGTATAGACAGGAATAGTAAACCATGTTGTGTCTGCAACGAGCTTATTAAAAGCTCTGGTATAAAGAAAGTAATACATACAATAGAGGAAATTTATGAGTCTTAACACCTGGTCTCTTATAGTCTTTGGAGCAGTTGCACTTTTATACATAATGGTGTACTCTTCAATGTTTCAAAAATCAAGTATTAAAAAGTTCGTCCTGTTAATAATAGCGTGGGTTATTCATATGGTTACTATCTTGTGGTACGGAATTGCTACCAATCAGATAGGTTTTATCTTATGGTTTGCCCTAGAGCTACTGGTGATATATTTTGTATATGTCATAACTGGAAAGGTATTCAACAATGATAGTATCCAATCAGAATGATGCTGAAGAGATTGTAAGTAAAAACTCTAGCTTATCTTGGGATGGGTGGGATATAATTCACCTTGTAAAAGATGACTATGCAGAGTACTTGCATGTAGGATTCTTTGATAAGTCAACGATGCAGTGGTATAGGAAAACAGTTTACCCATGCATCGATCAGGGTTGGGATCTTCCTGAGTCGGTGATGTGATGCCTAAAAAAGATTGGAAGCTAGACGCAAAATGTTTAAACTTAGATACAAACTTCTTCTTTGATAAATATGAAGAGGACCTTGATTTAAGACAAGCAATAGATTCTTTATGTCAAAGTTGTCCTGTACAAAGGCAGTGCCTTGCAAGTGCCATTAGTAGGCAAGAGTGGGGAGTCTGGGGAGGGGTTTACTTTGAAAAGGGTAAGATATCAAAAGAATTTAACAATCATAAAGACAAGAATAAATGGTTTAATGTTTGGTCATCTATAACTATGGAGACAAAATGATTTATACATTGGCTATGCAAAAAGCAGTAAGATCAATTAAACCACCACATGAATTCGTAATCGACATAGTTGAGTACGATCTTGACCCAAGGAACAGATTCATTGCAGTCAGGTTCTATGAGTCACAATGGGGCTATTACAACGAATCAGAAAGAATTCGTTGTGTAGCTTATTTAGAAAAAATAAGAAAAGCCTTGACTTCTTTCGGAGTTAAGGTTACACTAGAGCCAGTCATTGATACTGGTGACACACTACCAAGTAAATTAAAAACTAGAGGAAATGGATTCTTAAAATGAGTATGATTACGGTAATTGGAAATCTAGTAGCAGATCCAGAAACAAAGGATGCTGGGGGCCATAAGCTTGCTAAGCTTAGGATTGCAAGCAACGAGCGTATCAAGGATGCTAACGGTGAATGGAAGGACTCTGACACTACATACATTGATGTTACTTGTTGGAGGAAGCTTGCTGAAGGCTCTGTGTCACTTAAGAAAGGGCAGAGGGTCATTGTTCATGGAAAGCTAAAGGGCCGATCATTTCAGCGTAAAGATGGAACAAATGGTTACGCTTATGAAATTGAGGCAACAGACGTTGGTCCATCAATAATCTCTAGGGGAAGCGACAATGCTTCCTCAACATTAAAGTCGGAAGTCATGCCAGACATAGACAACCCCTGGGGTGAGTAGTGGTAGGTCCAGACGAAGCTGATCGTTTGGAAAGGTCCTTTACTGCAGCCTCTAGTAACTTGAGAAAGTCTCTAGGAGGAAAGCCAGGGGATTCAAGTGAAAAAGTTTATTCAATTGAATATCAAGCGTTGGTAAAGGCAGGGCTAAGACCTCAGCTAAGAAAGAAATACCGATAGTATTGTGGGCAGGTCAGAAATGATCTGCCCCTTTACTGTATAATTAACAATAAACAAGGGAGCTATTATGGAAATTGAAAAAAAGTGTGACATCATTGAAGAGTTTATCAGAGAACATTTCTTAAAAAATATCTTCATTGATGATGCAGAAGTTGAAGATTTTATTTCATACAACAACCTTGGAATACCCCTTGCACAATCAGTATCCTATAAACTTGCCGACCCAACATTAGAGGGTTTATCTTTAATTGAAGAAACTTGGCAATTCCTTTGTAGCTTGTTTGCGGTAGACCCAGATGGGGAATATGAAGACCTTGATGAATTCTTAGGGAGTGAAGAAAATTGAGTGAAATACCTTTTACCTTTGGAATAATAACTGTCTATGAAGATAAGGCCAGACTTCAAGAGATAATATTGTCCATTCGTAATCTTAATATCCCTGAGTATGAAATTATCTTTGTTGGCGGTGGAGACTCAAGCGGTATTGATGGAGAAGATATTCGTATCATAGACTTTGATGAAAATGAAAAACCAAAGTGGATTACTCGTAAGAAAAATATTATAGTCCAGAATGCTAGATATGATAACGTAGTTCTTCTGCATGACTACCATGTCTTTGACCCAGGTTGGTACGAAGCTTTTAAAACTTTTGGAATAGACTGGGATATTTGTTCTTGTCCACAGTATTTAATTACTGGTTCTCGTAATCCTATGGACTGGTCCCTATGGGATAAACCTGGACATGGAAGAGCTTGGTCTCTTAATTATAATGATTGGTCACAAACACAATACATGTATATTTCTGGAGGGTTTTTTATGGTGAAGAGGCATGTCATGATAGAGGAACCCCTTGATGAATCCCGTGGATGGAATGAAGAAGAGGATGTGGAGTGGTCAATGCGTGTTCGTAATAAATATGTTATGAAATGTAATGAAAATTCAATTGTTAGGCATAACAAGTGGCATAGACATGCGGGACCACCACGATGAATAAATTAGTTATTTTTGATCTTGATGGTGTGTTAATGGACTCACGCAAATTACACTTTGATGCACTAAATAATGCACTAAAAGAAATTGATATTAGATATATTATATCGCCAGAAGATCATCACTCAAAGTATGATGGATTGAGCACAAACAAAAAGCTCTCCATGCTTACGGAAGAAAGAGGTCTTCCAGAAAATGATCATGCAAGTGTGTGGATGATGAAGCAAAAAGAAACTTTAAGAATGGTAGAAGATTTTCCATATAATAAAACAGCAATGGCAATTATGAACCAGTTGCGTATTAGAGGATACAAAATTGCTGTAGCAAGTAATAGCATTAGAGATACAGTAAGGGTTTCTTTAAATGCTATTGGTGTCCTTCCTTTAGTAGATTACATCGTTAGCAATGAAGATGTAAAACACCACAAGCCATTTCCAGAAATGTATTGGAAGTGCATGGCAACCCTTGATGCCCACCCAAGAGATACCATTATTGTTGAAGACTCCCATATTGGTAGGGAGGGTGCAAAGGCATCAGGTGCTACACTATATCCAATAAAGAATGCTGACGATTTAAATTATGAAAGGTTTATGGGTATGATTGATCAAGTTAATGGACAAATAACAATGCCATGGATTAATAAAGAAATGAATGTCCTTATTCCAATGGCTGGAGCAGGATCAAGGTTCTCGCAAGCAGGGTACACCTTCCCCAAACCACTTGTAGAAGTTCACGGCAAGCCAATGATTCAGGTTGTTGTAGAAAACTTAAACATAGATGCCCACTACATCTTCTTGGTGCAAAGGGAGCACTATGATAAGTATAATCTTAAACAAGTTCTTAGTCTTATTGCTCCAGGGTGCGACATAATTCAGGTGGATGGGGTAACAGAGGGTGCGGCATGTACAACACTTTTAGCAAAAAATCTTATAGACAATGATAACCCATTGATGATAGCCAACTCTGATCAGATTATGGAATGGGATGCCAATGAAGCCATGTATTCCTTTACTGCATCAAATACAGATGCTGGCATAATGACATTTAAGTCAACCCATCCAAAGTGGTCTTATGCAAAAATAGGAGATGATGGATTTGTTATTGAGGTTGCAGAAAAAACCCCCATCTCTGATATCGCTACCGTTGGGGTATATTATTGGGGACATGGCTCAGATTATGTTAGGTATGCGGAGCAGATGATTGACAAGGATATTAGAACAAACAACGAGTTCTATGTTTGCCCAGTATTTAATGAGGCAATACTTGATGGAAAGAAAGTAAAAATAAAAAATATTGATAAAATGTGGGGCATTGGAACTCCAGAAGATTTAAATTACTATTTAGAAAACAACAGGGACGCATGATGAAAAATAAAAAAGATTATCTAAAGATGCAGAGCGATCATTATGAAGGGTATGCAGAAGCATGGTCCCTAACATATAGAGACCCTGTTGTTGGATCATATGATGCCCATAATGACTGGCCTGACTATGACACATACCTTTTTAAAGACTTTGATACAAGTGGCCTAGTAGCCTTAGACTATGGCTGTGGTCCAGGGAGAAACATTATTGAATTTCATGATCGTTTTGGAAGAATTGATGGAGTAGATATTGCTCAGACAAATCTAGATAAAGCTAAAATTAATATTGAGCATAATGGAATTGAGTTGCCAAACCTTTACCTCACACCTGGAGACAGTCTCAGTATGATTAAAGATAATACTTATGACGTATTCTTTGCAGTTATTTGTTTTCAACATATTTGTGTGCATGAAATTAGATTTAACATTCTTAAAGAAGCTTATAGAATTCTTAAGCCAGGTGGCAAACTTTGTTTCCAAATGGGCTATGGTGGAAAAGTTCACACAGAAACTGCAGGGTACTATGATAATGTTTATGATGCTATCACTACTAATGGTCATGCAGATGTAAGCATTACTGATGAATCTGAACTATCCGATGACCTAGTTAATAAGATTGGATTTAAAAATTATAAATCAGACATTCGACCAACAGGTCCAGGAGATAATCACAGAAACTGGATTTGGGTGCAGGTAGAGAAGTGAAACTGATTTCTCATAGAGGAAACATTAGCGGTCCAAATATAGATAGAGAAAATTCTCCAGAGTATTTAAATGAAGCCTTAGAGCTTGGCTATGATGTTGAAATTGATTTGTGGTTAATGGAAGGCTCTTTATTTCTAGGTCACGACATGCTTGAATATGAAATTAGTGAACGCTATCTTAATAGTATTAGAGATCATGCATGGATTCATTGTAAAAATCTTCTAGCCCTTGACTTTTGTAGAAGAAGCGACTATTATAATTGCTTTAGCCACAACGAAGATGATGCAGTCTTAACAAGTAAGGGTTTTATCTGGGCCTACCCAGGAAAAGAAATAAAATCAGATAAGTGCATAGTTGTTTTACCAGAACGCGGAGAACAATATAAAGACTTAAGAATGCCAAATTCTTTTTATGGAGTGTGCTCTGACTACATAGAACAGGTGAATGTTGTCAAATGAATCTTCATGAAATAGGACTAAAGCATGGAACGGATAAATCAACTTACCATGAGTACATGAACTTTTATGAAAAGCACTTTGATCGCAAAAACATCAAAAGGTTCTTAGAAATAGGTGTACAGTCTGGTGCGTCATTGAAAGCGTGGAGAGAATGGTTGCCAAAGGCTTCTATAGCTGAGGGTTGGGATATTAACCCAAGTACTCCGATTAATGGATGCGATATACGAATAGTTGACCAACTTAATGTTGATCAGATGCTTAACAACATTACAGGAGAGTATGACGTTATTCTAGATGATGGTGGGCACACGGCACAGATGATGCAAGTTTCTTTCTCTACTCTTTTTAAATTTTCAAAATTATATGTCATTGAGGATCTTCATGCTCCATGGTGCGGAGAACATTTTCTTGCACCAAACGATATCAATACCCTTGACCTTTTAGAAGGTTTTAATGTAAATGGATGGACCTCTCCCTACTCAACAGATGAGCAAAAAGAGTACATCGATAAGAATATGGAGATAGTAGGAATATTTATTCGGGGAGAAAGAAGTAGCCCCCTATCAGCTACAGCGATAATAAGAAATAGGAGCAAAAATGTTTAAGGAAATAGATTACAGTAAGCACTTTGTAATTGGAACACCACTTGTAGGTTGGAAGTGTGATAAAAACGAGGACATGTCGTGGCTAGACAACAGACTTTCTATTATGGAAAAGTTCCCTAATGCTAAATTTTTTGCATCATTTGAATTGGATGAAAGAGGTCTAGAACCATTCGGAAGAGTTATTGATGCCCTTAAGGAGGTGTCAGGGGACTATTGGACATACTCTATAAATGATATGCAGTCTGAAGTAACATCACAAAATAGGTGGATAAGAATAGAGACTGGTCGTAATCTTATTCGTGAGTTTGCTCAAAGAAGAAGAGTTATGTCTGGTCACCATTGGGGAGAAGCAACACCACAAGAAGGTGTTGTTAGTTACGATGCTATTCTTTATGTAGATTCAGATATGATTCTTCAGCCAGAACTGATAGGTGGAATGCTAGAGGTCGATCATCCATTAGTTAGTGTCTCAGTTCCTGCTTACGGCCTCACTGGAAAATTAATAAATGCAAGTCCTAGGTTGGAGGAGCATTGGAACACTGCGGGAATGCTTTTAGTCAACGCACCAGCTTACTACGACTTGCCATGGTCTCATAATGCAAACCTAAATCTTAGTGATGATCCAACATTCCAGTCCATGGCTGAAAGATTAAAACGCCGCGAGGGTGTCGAAAATCTAGAAGATACCTATGGAATGACATGGGTAAGAAAAGATTTGCAGGCACAGCATAGAGGAGAATTGCTTAGTGTAGAAAACAGAAAGATTCCAAATAGGAATTTAATGTAATGGAAAGCTATCAGGAAGTTTTGTTTCCAGCACCTACAGAAAAATACTGCTATGTGTGTAAAAGAATTCTTTCTGAGCTTGAGTTTGCAAAAAATTCTACTAAACCTGGAGAAATTAGGCCAGAGTGCAGGGCATGTGACAACAAACAACGTAAAGATAGAATGCGTAGAGAAAAAGCTAGAGATCCAGAAGCCGTAAGAGAAAAGTATTTAAAGAGAAAATACAATATAACATTAGCAAAATACACAGAGATCTTTGTTGAGCAAGAAGGCAAGTGCTGGATCTGTCAAAACAAAAAAGATCTTGTTGTAGATCATGATCATGCCACAGGAGAAGTTAGAGGTCTATTGTGTAGCTTGTGCAACACATCTCTTGGCGGGTTTAAAGATGAAATAAGTTCTTTACAAAGAGCTATCCTTTACTTATTAAATCAGCCTTGACAATAAGATATAATTCCTGTAAAATTAGAAAAGTGGACGAGTCATACTATGATGATGAAGATTTTCTTCTATCATATTACGAAGGGTATTGATCATGTTGGATTGTAGGGGTATACCAACTAGGGTATGCGTTAAATGTGGATCAGATTTATTTACCGTCCAAGTACAGTTTGATGAGGATTATGAAATTATAGGATACTTACTTGACTGTAAGTGTGCCTATTGTGATACTAAACTGACTGCCCCAACACCATTAGACCTAGTTGAAGGATTATAGTATGCAAACATTTGTCCCCTACCCAGACTTTGCTGAGTCTGCTGCTGTACTAGATAACAAGAGACTTAACAAACAGTTGTTAGAAGGTCGTCAAATTTACGGAATACTTGTTTCAGGAAAGCGAAAAGGTGCCTGGGTCAATCACCCTGCTGTTCTCATGTGGCGATACCGTGAGAATGCTTTACACTCCTATCTAGAAGCTATTAAAATAGAATGTGATTCCCGTGGTATTTCAACTACAAAAAATTGGGATGTAATCACACAGATGCATGAATCTAACTGGGATCGTGGCGGAAACATTCTTATGCCTGAGTGGTGGGGGGATGAAAGAATTCATCAGTCTCATCGTAATAATCTATATCGTAAAGATCCAGAATACTATGCAGAGTTTATGTTTGATAGTTTTATTTCTTGTTGTGACAAGTGTAACTACTATTGGCCTACCCATAAAAGTGAAGATTTTCTCTCTCAGGGTATTGACAAGCTGGCAACAGTCTAGTATTATATGTATACGAACCTAGAAAAGGAGAATGAGATGGATGGAATCGACAGCTACTTTGAGCAGAAGTTTAATAGCATAAATGGCAAGTAGAAGGAAAGAAGAGGAAAATCTCTTCCAAGATACACCAGATAGACAACTAACCCGCCCCTCTGGTTGGTGTATGACACAAGATCATGAGGGATGTAGGTATCAATTCAATCACGGGAAATGTGGTTGTAAATGTCACAAGGAGAATAATGAGTAATTTATATATGACAACAGAAGAGTTTGCTGCAATGGTAGTAGATACTCTTCATGAACAGAATTATTTTAAGAAGGGTAGCAAGAATCACCCTGCAGATATTGTAATTGCCTTTACATCTACCGCAGAAAGCATTGCATCGGCATTGGATTGGGCAATTCAAAAGGAATATCAGGCAAAGGCTGATAAGCATAAGGAAGTCCCAGTCACTTACTCAGCAAACAACGTACCCTTAGTACAAGACAAATATCTTTCTAAAGATTCTTTGGGCTATTCAGAGTGGAAAAGAGATGGGTATCTATAATGGGTAAGATGAAAGACCTATATTTAATCCATAATATTGAGAATATTGATGAAGATGATGATTAACTAAGAGGTATAATATAACTGCCACATGTTTATGTGAGATCATTTTTCAGGGGTAGTTATGAGAAAAGACGGAGATCCAGAAATCTACTGGAGAGAAAGAATATCTAAAGAAATAGTTTGGGCATGTGAACATTCAATTGATCCGTGTGCTGACTGCAATGAGCTATCTTATTTTATAAAGAATGGACTAAGAAACGCTTCATAAAAAGATTTGTTAACCTTGGTATGTTATAGTAATTTAATTACATTAACAGGAGGTTAACATGAAGGAGTTTTCAGGTAAATGGAAAATAGGAAAAGACGGATCTATGATTCTTAAATGGAAGAAAAGAAAAGTTACCCCACTAACATACCTTGACACAACTAACAAAGAAGAGTAGAATTTAGGCATGGATATATTAGAAGAAGCAACACTACGCATAAAGTGGTTTTATCAACGGACTAAGCGTAGTGTTCGTAATGCCATTCGTACTCCCAAGTGGTGGTATCAGCGTGCGAGGCGAGGGTACAGTGATAGAGACATGTGGAATGCAGACACCTATCTGTCGGGAGTGTTTGCGGGAGCTCTTGACTGGTATATACACGAAGGTCATGGTGTCTCAATGGATTACAGCGACCCTAGCGACCCTCATTGTGAAGATATAGATGCCATGGTGATTAGAAGGAATACTGATTATTTAAACCACATTTCAATTTTCACACAATATCTAAACAATGGCCTTGCTTGGGATGAAGAAGATGTCAAAAAATCTGGCGGGGTACTTGACAAAGATATCAAAGCTAGTGTACACTGGTTAGCAGATCATTTTACAGAACTATGGGATTAGGAGTCCTTTATGATTAGAGTTACAGTAGATCTTGTACCCCTTGGGGAAGAAGATAATTCAAAAACAATTGGTAAGTTTGTATTGGCTAACGATGGTGAAGGTGACGTTGACTATGCGGATTACGGATTTGTTTATTCAGATGACCTTGATGGAGAACGTGAGGGAACTGTAAAGAACTTCAAGAGAAGCGAGGGTATTTGGAAGCTCATCTCACAATGTCTTTCTAATCCTGGCGAGGTAGATAATGAAGAGTTTATGGATGTTTTATGGGACAGAATCAATAAAAATGCATGACTACGCAGAACTTAATCTTTATTTAGAAGAAGATAAGACTACTGACCTTTGGATATATCTTGAGGGTAATAAACCGATTGTAATTAAAGATGTGTGCAATAATCCTGTTAGATACCAGGGCTGGTGGTCTATTCCTCATACTTTTTTAGGAAAAAGTTCTACGGCTATGGTAGAATCGTCTAAGGTTATGTATTTTGTAACTATAGGAGATAGAGAGATGCAAGATGAAGGGGCATGATGGTCTTTGTCCAACACCAAACCCACACATTAAAGAGCGAAAGAATTGTGCCTATTGTAATTTGATCGATAGGGTTAGAGATCATTATAAGGACAAGAAGAGTCATGGAAAAGATAAGACCTATGATGAAGGGTTCTCTGACGGATGGAACTCTGCAATAGCAAAACTACAAGAACTTAACGGAGTATAGGAGTGGAGATGAATTACCCAGAGCCTTATGGATTAGAGTGTAATGACGGTTGGAAGAGTATCATCAATGATACTCATAGGAAACTAAAGTATATTGATCCTGATTATAAAATTTCTCAGATCAAAGAAAAGTTTGGTGGTCTGAGATATTACTATGACCAATCCCTTGAAATATCCTACGGTGATATTCGTCGTGAAATTATGGATGATATTGTCACAGTAGCAGAAATTAATGCCTCTAAAACTTGCGAACTTTGCGGTGCTAGTGGCTGGGATAAAAATGTAGAAATTCGTGTACATAAATATTGGTACTTTGGTTATTGTCAAGAGTGTGCTGATAAGACAATTAAAGAACGTGATTCATGGGCTGTAAGAGGGTAGGAATAGGTGAGATTTAATATCTTTCGTAATCCAAATATAGATGCACAAGTAGGAATGCTTTTAGGATCATTTGATCAAGCAATTCGTAATCAGTCTGAGGATTATTGGCGTAAAGAAATTGCTAAAGAAAATAGTTATGAGATAAAAGCTCAATATGCAAAAGGGTATTTAGATGGGTACACAGATGCAGAAACACACTATACAAAAACGTGTATCATTTGTGGTACAGGAGGAATATCATCTCCCTGGATATGTATCCCCTGTAAAGAACAAAACTCTGATTGGATTGGAGAGTTATGAAACACGATAAGTTCTGTATGAACAAAGCAGATCCAACCATGAAATTTTGTCATTTGTGTACTCTTATCCGTAAAGTTCGGGCCGATGAATATGAAGTGGGCTTTAGAGCTGGATATGTTAAAGGAATTAAAAGAAGAGACTTCGGTGAAAAAAATGATTAAATGTTGGAATTGTAATATGGAATTAGATACGTCTTTAATTTCGGCGGCGGGTAAAATAGAGACCAACCCCCAACCTATGGACACCTACCCACATTCTTTTCCTAGCAATGTAACCATTGATCTTTCTCTTAATGAGTGGGAATATGTCCTCAATGGGTTATCTTCTCTTATTGAATCTTCTTATGCATGGGGATGGGCAGACACGGCGGTACAGATAGAAATTAATGATATTGCCAAACGTATAGAAAGAATTATTAATGAGTGATTACACCCAAATAGAAGATTTTGATTGCCCAGTATGTGACTGGAGCCTGCATGTAGAAAAACGGGTATGGAGTGAAATAGATGATCATTCCCCAGTAATAGAATACATCTTATCAGAAGTAAAGAAGCATGATAAGACACATATTGCTAAGATGTATGGAAATATTAAACCCTCTGATATAGGAGAATCACCCTATCTTTATGTGTCTCCAAGGAAGAATAAATAGGCTAAAAGAGTTACAGTTTATTGACATATGGAGTAATATGGTTAGAAATGGAGTGAAATGGGTGATTATGCCATTTTGTTACCCAATCGTAATCATATTCCCCCCATATTTACTTGACAAATTCTCTCTCATATGGTATAGAAAACATATTAAAACATATAAAAAACCCCAGATTCCAGGGAAAAATGGGGCAGTTCGTAATCTTTTTTTATATTACTTATATAGTATATCTATTGGAGCTTTACATGTAGGGGAATAGTTAGTAGCTGCTTGGATTGCTTTCTCTACCCTGGCTTTTGCGGGTAGATCTATAGATGTATATAAAGAACCATATGCATATGATGATCCACTACCTATAGATACTTCTTCATATTCTACACATTGGAAATCAGAGATATCTATTTCATATACTCTACCCTTGACCCCTATAATAAACCCTGCATTATTATCATCATCTTCTGGAATCTTGATATCATTCTCTTTAAAGAATAATCTAAGAGCTGGTATGAATACCTTCAGCATATGTCTATCTATATTGTGAGTCTTGCCAACGGCGGGGTATTGAAAATTATATATAACAGCTTGACCTATACCACTATTACCACAATATCCTATAAGATAAGATCCTACATCAAATATTTTAGGTTGGGTAGAAGAAACCAGGGTATGGGAATCAGAATGCCCTCTATCTCCACCCATATATACTTTACCATTATCTGATATAGCTACAATACATGTCATGAAAATATCCAGGATAAAAATAGGATGGTCGTAATACCCAGGGTAAAGAGAAGAAAACATCCTCCTATAAACGTAGTAATAATATCATCACCCTTATTCATATCTTCCCCATTTCATATGTATGTCAATCATATCAGAAACCCGTGAATTTTTCAAGCCCTTCGTAATGTCTTATAGATATAGAGAGCGCCCCAAAACCTGGGGATATTTATAGTCCTTCGTAATGTTTTTATTTAGTGGGGAGCGCCCCGCCGCAGCTCCTACCCATCCTCTTCCTCTTTGATATTAGTCTGCAAAAGATTCATAGTCTACATCTGTAGAATTAACTTGTTCTTCCTCTACCTTGCATTCCTGGCAATAGACATATATACCTGTATCTTGTACCCACTCTGCATCTTTCTTCTCATCACAACCTGCAACATATCCAGAGGGGGTCTCTTCAATAGTCCCAATAAACTTGTTGTCAATAGTAGAAAGAACAGAGATAGATACTTTGTGTCCTACATGCTGCTTGAGAAATTCCTGTGTACCACCGATATATCCCATGACATACCTTTCGCTTAGTTGGTGAGTGACCCCCAGAGCCCATATACAATGGGGGCCACCCTTTACCCTACTCTAGTAGATAATCTAAACTGTAAGCGTCTGTTGCCAATCTTTCTGGTGGTATCTCAACTCCATAGATTTCTATATGCTCTTGCATACCATCTATAAAGTTTTTTACATTTATTACTACTGGCAACGGTTGCTGAACAATGTAGATCGGTATTGCGTAACGCCATTCGCTAGGCATTACTTTGTTATCCGAAAAGATGTTTACTAACTTTGTTGATATACTTCGGGAATTTACCCATGTCATACTTCCACCTCTCCAAGACCAATGATACAACAGGGGGCTGACAGTCGCAACCGCCAGCCCCCGTTAGCATCCTTGGTTATCGGGAGGTGACCTTTGGAGCCTTACGCAAAGAGGTAAGGTTTACAGAATCAACAAACTTACCAGCCTGACGGATCACAACTCGTTCCTGCTCACCAAAGCGGGTATCCCACTTCTCAAGGTAAGTGAACTTCTTGATGTTTTTGTTTGCCATGATATTTCTCCTTGTTTGTTAGTTACCAACTGTATTATTATAGTGATTTGTTACTGGATTGTCAAGGGTTAATCTTCAATAACTTCCCCTGGATTTATTTCTTCTTCTATATCACAGTCAAGACAATGTAAATAATAACTCTGAGTGTTGTCCATAAACTCTCTATTATCCATTTCTCCAAGACAGGCGTAGAAATGAAGATTATGTAATTTCTGAATGTCTACATCATATGTTGCTTGAGAGGATTCAACTACTTGCATAGATAAAGAATGATCTTTATGTGCTTCCATAAATTCTTGTGTACCTGCCATAGTTGCCATTTTATCTCCATCTCATTTGTTGATAAACAGATACTACCAAATTTCTGGGGAAAAAGCAAGTCCTTCGTAAAAGAAAGATTTGGCGGGGCGCCCCCTTTAAAATTGTGGTGGGGGCAGTAGGACTTGAACCTACGACGACCGTGTTATGAGCACGGGGCTCTAACCAGCTGAGCTATGCCCCCCACACCAATTAATCTTCTATCATTACTTCAATCATAGAATCAGATGGATATTCCCATATAGCATCTTCTCCCCATCCATCATCATATCCAAAGACAATTACTATATCTGTTTGGATATCTATCTTTGTTACATGAACAACTTTGTCATGTATTTTTACTACATCCCCTGGCTCTATAAAATTTATGAGCATGAGATCATTAACTACCCACATTAAATCTTCTCTAGCATTCCAAGAGGGGTAGTGATGTTGCGAGAGAACTTGCCAGCGGGGGTATCAAGATCAATAACAACCTTGGTTCTATTAACCTTTGTTATAGTTGCAGTAGAACCATTAAGATACTTTGGATTAGCATTGATGATCTTTACCTTATCACCAATCTGGAACTCCCATATCTGAGGCTTGAGTGCGTCCTTGCGAATCTTTACTGCCTTAACGATACCATCTAGAAACTCGTCTGCTTCACCAGATAAAATTGTGTAATTAATCTCTTCTATGTTCATTACATCTCCTCTGCATCTATTGAATCACCATCAAATGAAATACCAACACTATTTACTTCTTCGCTATCATAGTCTCCATTGAGAATTTTGTCAATAGCCTCTTCCTTGGAAGATGCCTCAACGGTAGTGTTTAGCGTGTCAATCTCATTCCATGATACAAGATACTTAGACATTATATCCTCCCAGATACATTGTAGATACCCATGTCATATACAAACATCTCAGTAGTGTTGTGAGCAGACTCACCATAGAACAACTTAGACTTCTTTACACCGTCAATCGTATAGGTCACACGATAAAAGTCAGGGAAGGGGAAGCCACGCTCTACCTTGGCAGAAACACTCTGACCCTTCCAAGTATCAGCAGAGTCCTCAAAGATATTATCCCAAGACTTGACAGAATCTACGCTAGGCCGTTTGCTGGGGTAACGCGACATGGTATTCATCATACTCCTCTAGTGTGTGTAGGACAAAATCATATCCTATCTGCCTTACAATGTCAAGGTATAGGTCTAACTCGTTTTGATTCTCCAGGGTGCAAATAAACTCTTCACCCCACCCCTCACCAATTACAGTCTTGTAAGCTTCATGGTAGGTAGTTGCTCCATCAGTACACTCATAGATATGGATCACAATTCTTGTCCGTTCTCATCTAGGTAAGTGATATCGTGTCGTGAGATAGGTGCTCGCATATCTTCTTCCACCCACTCAGTAATATAGTCCATGATGGTGTCAAGGTCAATAGGATCTACACCCATTTCTTCTAGATCCTTTGTCAATGCTGGCACATCATAAGTAATAGATCTAACAACGTTAATTCTTTCAGGCAGTGTTTCCATTGTTATCCTTCCTCCAATTCACATTCACAGTCGTCCTTAAAATTCTCTCCGCATTCATCACAGAGTTCTTCTTCTTCATCAATAACAATACATTGGTATCCATCTGTCCAAGGCACAGAACAAATAAGATATCCTAATCTATTTACATATGATTGACCAGATGTTAAGTAAGTACCCCTATTTTCTCCGTCAATCCATGTCCAGACATTCTCATCTGGTTGGCTATTAACAAACTGAATCTCCTCACCATATGTCTCAAACATCTCACCATTCCAAGAAGCATTAGGATCTAAATGATTTTTGATAGGTTTGTACTTCTCATACCATTCATCTTCTGTCATTTCTTCTGTCATTCTGACTCCTCATCTAAAGCGTGGTCACTAAAGAATGCTACACCGCTATCATAGCCTTGCCGCCAGAAATGTGCAAGGTCTAGCGGAATAAATTCAGGGCAATCACGAAATGATTCATTAGGAAAAAGCTCTATCAATTCATCTGGTGCCCAACCAATATAACCAATCATCCATGCCATTGCAAATACTTCTTTATCTGTATTAGGTATTCTAGGATTAGTTTGCATCATGCCTCCTGAAAGTTAAAATATAAACGAGGGGAGTTAGCAAAGTCAAGAGTGCCACGCACCCCATCTGACTTACGCTCTACTACGCACATGTTCATAGCAAAGCCAAGTACGGTAAACTGTTCTAACATATCATCTTTGGTCATCATGACTAATCCTTCCAACTAACCTCGTCGTAGTTAATTTCTATATCATCTTGATAGATATCAACATTCCACTCATCTGAGAAGGGTGCAGAGAACTCAAATGAAATATGATTCTCAAAGTTGTCAATGTCCTCGTCCATCGGAATCTCAATAGTTCCACGGTATGTAACAGTAACAGTCACATCATACTTATTAACGAGGGTAATCTCAAGGGCTTCTGCAACAGCAGTAAAATTGTCTTTGCCAAACTCATCATCCTTAAATGATTCAAGAATGATAACCTTTGCATTCTTGATAAGATTGTTTCCGTATGAATTCTGTCGTTGAAGAGCAGAAATAGTATTCCTAAGAGAAACTATATCAAGTCTGAAGGTTTCATTCTCTTTTGCCATAACACCAAGATCATAGGCCATTTGCTTTACCTGATCTGGTGAGTAGTAGGTGTAGGCATCAGAGGTATCAACGGGGGTATCTAGATAAGTCATATCTCTCCTTAGTTGTTGTTATACATACCCTATATGATAAACAATGATAAGTCAAGAATGTTTTGCAATTTTGTGAGGATTTTTTAAGGTCTTCGTAAAAGAAGATATTTGGGGGGCGCCCCAGCTCTCTGACATAGCAGTGCCCCCCGCAGGATTACTACGAGGGGCACCGCCGTCTAGGGCTATGCTGCCGTCAGTTCCCTGACCGCAGATAGAATGCGAGCCTTTTCACTATTTGTTGCAACATCAAAACCTGATGCAGCAGCAGACATTGACTCTGTGCTGCCCTTGCGAGCAGTACGATACCAGTCCAGTCGCTCAGTAATTGCATTGAGAGCACCCCACGCAGTACCAGCGATCATGTTATTAGTTGGACCCGTGTAGATAGAATTAATTGTGTCAATTTTATTTTCCCACTTTGTCATGCTGCCCTTTGCATCTTTCTCAGGCTTAGGATAAATAGCAGACACGATATCAAAAAACTTCTCAGCACTAACTTCGCGTGCATAAAGTTCTGCTGCCTGCTTATCGAATTCGTCCATAAACTTATGAGCAAGACCAAGAGCCTCACGCGCAACAGCAACGCGACCATCAACAGTCTGTGTGTGTCGAATCTTGTAGGATTGCTTTACGCCTTGCAAAGCCATGTTCAAAGTATTTTGGCAAACAACACGGACAGGGGTAACACTAGCCTGCACAGCAAGCGATCCATCATGTGATGTGTGAACTAACAGATATGAATTTACCTTATCGCCTACACCATTAGGGTCAATGACAGACTCACGCTCAAGAGCAAGCGAACCAAAGACAACAGTACCGTTTTTGATTGAGCCTGCGGTTTCCCAACGAGCACCGTCTAGAATGTTGTCAGCAAAATTAAATAGTTGCTCATTCTGTACAACCTTGTAACGCTCACCTACCATGCCAAGCACATCAGCATGACCGTCAAAAGGATTGCTACGAGTAACCGCAAAGTATTCGCGGTGTGAACGGCCTGGAAGCGTGACACTCTCTAGGCGAACATTCCAGTTAGAAAGGTATGCAAGATCAAGCATTTCCCGCGTGGTGACTTCATCATTAAATACTGTGCCAAGATTGTGCCAAGCGGGTTCGCGCAAAGACGCGAATGCTGCTTCGCCATTTTGACCGACCTCAACTGCTGCAACCATTTTGTCTCCTTGATAGATTGGAATTTCTTATGACCTAAGAGTAACAGAACGGCCTGACATTTGTCAAGAGTTTTCAGATATATTTTCAGGAATTTCTGGGGGTTTTTAAAGCTCTTCGTAAAAGGCAGAAAAAGCGGGGCGCCCCCCTCACACCCTCCACTTAGCCAAAAATGAATAAATTAATTCATTAGGAACATGAGAATACACTCTAGTGTCTAGGTCTGGCTCTGCATGTGTATAGTCTGCAAACTCTGCAATAATTTCTGTCTGAAAATCTTTGCCAATAAAGAAAGCAATTTCGCTAGACTTTCCAGGAACACAGTAGTGCCTCTCACTATCTTGCACACTAATTTTGTCTGCTAGTGGGTGATTAATTTTTACAGGATTTTTAAATGTGTAGTCTTTCATTATTCTGCACTCCCTCTTTTTACTATCCAGATTAAAGCTTGCGCGGTACGCGGGGTTAGTCCAAACTCTTTTGCAACTTTGCAAACAGAATTTACTAGCGTATTGTATTGTGATTTATTTACACCCTTGCTTGCGTCAAGGTGTGCCGCACGAATCATCCAAACATCGATGACTACCGCGTCAGTATCTCCCGCAATGGCGCGAGCGAATGCGTTAGTCTTCTGACCATTGAGAGAATCAAAACCTTTAGTCATTGCAGACTCTGCCATTTTTAGATTATTGCTAAGCCCCACTACGGGCTTACCCATTGAGAACGCGAGAGACTTGGCAACATTACTTGACCAACGCTCACGGGGTGAGAATGCCGCAACGATAGACGCGCCAATCTCAAGCGATACACCTAGATTTTCTGCAACATCTTCCGCAACTTCCTGGGCCTCGTGATACCAAACACTAGCGGCCTCAACTTGTGCGAGGGTAGCCTGCAAAATACATTGGTAATATGAATGCTCTGAAACTTCGGCAAGGGCAACGGGGTAATCAATAATTTTTATCATGAGATTAACCTATCTTATTATTGGCTAAATGTCAAGGACTTATGCTTAATTTTTCTAGAATATCTAGATTTATTTTTATGGGGCATAGCAGCATTAGACCGTCGCAATTCTAGGACAGCCTGCAATTGCTCGCGGGTACGGCGTGGCTTGTTTCTCATCATGGATTTATCCTAGCATAAGGGCCTGACATTTATATGCAAATTTCAGGGGATTTTATAACATCTTCGTAACAGAGTTATCCACAGGGAGCGCCCCGCCCTTTCGTTATCAAATTGTTACCCAATAGATTTGACTATGCATTTAATTTGTGATAGATTTTCTTTAACAACAACGAGGAAAGGTGGTTTCAAATGGGTCTAGATATGTACCTTGAGGCTCGCAAGTATGTTAGTCAGGATAACTGGAGTAATGGAGATCGCACTCCAAATTCAGACTATGCCGCGTTGGTAGCATTGGCTCCCAAGGGTCTTGTTGATAAGGTTGATTTTGGTGGGGCAAGCGTTGCTCTTACCGTTGGATATTGGCGCAAGGCCAACGCTATTCATGGTTGGTTTGTCAATACCCTTGCAGGTGGTCTAGATGAATGTCAAGAAATTTATGTACCCCGAGTTGCGTTGGTAGATTTGCTTGCTGCTTGCAAGGCTGTCCTGTCTGTAAGTGCAGGGGTATCCAAGCAAGATGTAGCAGATGAGTTTGGTCTAATGCCTACGGCAGGATTTTTCTTCGGGGGATATGAGTTAGATGAATACTACGACCAAGATCTCAAATACACAATAGAGATGATAGAGAATATTCTAACTATCATTCCAGAAAATGAACATGGTTGGTCATTCAGTTACCACGCAAGTTGGTAACAATTCAATAACGGTGGGGGGCAGGGTATTGACATTCTGCCCCCACCATGATACGCTTTTCTTTCAACAAACAAACAAGGAGAAAAATGTCTACAATCACAGTAGGTTCAGAATTCACCACTAGCATTTCAGGCGTAACTGGAATCATTCAAGAAATTCATGAAAAGCCTTTTGGCCGCACAGTTCTTTTGCTTGATGTAAATGGTGCAGACCGTTGGACAACTGTCAAGTAATTTGATACAATGTCTAAATAATTAAATAGTGGCTTGGGGATATGCGACCCGCTAGGTTGAGCCTGGTGAAAAATGACTCGCTTCCCCACTTGTAGTCTAGTGTACTAACATCATAGAGATATGACAAAAAATGTTTTGTCTCGCTACAAGTAAAAAGAAAAGGATAAAGCCTAGATACCTTTTCACCCTAGCCTTGGGTACTGGGTACGGACGAGCCTCCAAAACTTGTCTTGCTAGGTTCAATTCCTAGACGAGGTGCGACAGCGGGGAAATTAAAAGAATGCATTCTTATTGGTTGAAATACCAGCCCGTATCATTTTGGTTCTGTAGAGCAGCGGAGTGCTCGCCACCCTGTCACGGTGGAGGTCGTGGGTTCAAATCCCATCAGAATCGCAAAAAGCTGGGGGTTTTTTAGAGTCTTCGTAACAAGAGCTGCAAAGCGGGGCGCCCCGCCCCCTTCATTTTGTCAATGTCAGACCCCTATGATAAGATCAAAGAAATCGATCGAAAGGATAAAATGTTTATTTATCTCATCACCCTTACCAATGGCTCTGTCGTGCGTATTGAATCCGCAGGCGACCCTACCGAACACCCCACATTCTTTGGGCGTGTTGTCGATGTAGAAACCCTTGGACAATCTGGCAAGCATCTAGCCTCTGTCTAGAATGTCAGACCCCTCTGATAGTATTTCATTATTCAATCGAAAGGATAAAAAAATGGGAAAAATGAAAGACCTCACATGTGTTAATGATTTTGATTATTCAGATACACATACCATTGGTGTTATTGACGATTGCTACCGTTGCATTCGTTGCGAGGTAGCAGTATGGAATGCATGGAAGGTGGCTTGCTAATGTCAGTCCCCAATGGTAAGGTCATCTCTATGAATAATAAAATGTCTTTGGACTTTGAACATGCATGGCTAGATATTTATTTCATGCTTGAGGATAACGCCTTTGATAGTTCTAGGGTGTTTCATTCTAATGACGGTTCTGTCTGGATAGGTAAATCTCAATTTGTAGAGGTGCCATTCTAATGACTGACTGGGAGTATGGCGAAAGGTATAACTCTGCGGGTGAATGGAATCCCCGCCTAGCATATTGTGAAAGACTTGGCGAGTATGTAGAGCCCGACGAATTGAAAGAGGGTGAAGGATAATGAAACAACTATATATTTACCACCAAGGAACGGGAACACTTATTCCATTGAGTGATGAAGTTTATTTAGTCAATGGTGAAACCGTTGGTGATGAAATGCTTGAGGACATGTCTCAAGGTTGTAACGTGTATCCAATGGAACACCTTGGCTACCGCCTAGACAATTACAACATGACTTATCTATTTTTTAGGGGTGCAGTGTGAAAATATATTCAAAGCAATACCATATGGTGGCACACTTGCCAAATGATATCGGCGTGGTATGGGCTAAGGGCTCACACTATGCAAATGTCTATGAAGGTTGGAATAGTCCAAACAACATAGATTGTTTTTCATTTGCATTTGAAAAGAATAAAACTTCTATGCTTGACTTCACAGAATCTTTGGCGGTGTATCTTGCTGACCAATAGCATGTGGGTATTGACAGACGATAAAGAAATTAGTTTCGAGCATTGCAACCGTCCCGCGTATTGGGAAAATGAAAATGTATTTTGTTCAAAGTGTGGAGAGGAATTACCAAATGAGATCTAATAAAGATCTAAACGATTACGAATTCATTGCATCTAATAATATTAAACGGGCAATGATAAATTTATTTGACGGGGATTACAATGAAGTAGAAAAGTATTTAGGTGAAGCACTAGAGTGCATGTATAAATTAAATAAGTAGAAAACCTGGGGATTATTTGTTGGTTTCGTAACAAGCAGCTAAGGGCGGGGCGCCCCGCCTTTCCAACTTTGTCAAGTCTATTTTATGTGAGATATAACACAATAATTTATTAAATTAAATAGATATATAGGGGGTGTCGGGGTATCGAATGTCAGTCCCCTATGATAGTCTACAGACATAACAAAATAGAGAGTATCTCTTAGAGATAACTAGGGAAGCGCATATACTGCATTTAGATTACCAATAGGTGCTAGATCCTACGCAATGAATGCTACCTAGTTATCCCTTAGAAATACTCCCGAAAATGTCAGCCCCCTATGATAAGGTATGAACATGAAAACACGAAAGACACCTTGCCAAGGTCACGGCAAGCCCCAGGCGGGGGTAGTAGCCATGGACTGTCTAGGTTGTGGCGAATGGAATAACGTCAATGGAAAGTGGGTAAGGGCATGAACTTTCTCAAGGTAACATCTATCGGCCCATACGGTGAACACACCATGAGTCACCGACTAGGTGACTCTGACATTGAATCAAGGCTCATTGTCGCTACCCTGCAAGGAATAATAAATGCAGGACATGCTATTAAATCATTCGAGTTAGTGGAGGGCAAATGAAATTAACTAAACGCGGTGAGCGTGTTGTTAGTGTTGCATTTATTTTATTCATGTTAGGCACAATCTTTCTCGCGGGTAGAGTAGATGCCCTAGACCAATGTGCAGAATTCCAAGCAAACAATGATTACCAAAATGCATTAGACGCGGGGTGCTCATTCGATGAATTACCTACTGGTGAATATCCTTATACATGGGAGGCAAAATGATTATGACAGTTCCTGTAAAAACTTTAGATACCTTTGATGAATTGGAAATGGAAGCAAGGGTGTGTGTATTCTGTGATGAATTAACAAATACTTTCTATTGTTCAAAGTGTGAAGAGTACAAAGGACTCATGACCATTACAGAATGGGAAAAATATACGGGAGAGGTGTGGGAGGAATAACCTCCCCACTTCCCCTTATGGGCGCACTAATAAAAACTTGACAAGTTCTCAAATTTCCGCATCGTACACATTCGCAAAATATTAAAATTTGTTCAAAATTGGAAAATGCCCTATAGCTCATATAAAAAATTATTAAAATCGGGTAGATATTGGAATATAACATTTTGATAACGAGGGTATAAAGTATCACATAGGATACATAAAGACAGCTAATGTTGCTTATATGCTACATAAACTATAAAAATCGGGGTATAGGTATAATAAACCAATGATCATTCTCTGGATACTTATCACATACATTATATATAGATCATATACATCATAAGTCGGGGGTATAAAATTCTCTGGTCCATAGCTGCGAAGCAGCTGATATGATTAATTTATGATTGCATATACAAATCCTCCTTCAGAATCAAAAGCCTGGGAAACATATTGGCGAAATAGAATAGCTGAAGAAATTTCGCTCGAAAGAAAAAGCTATGAAGATAATGGGATCAAAGACGAGTATAGTGTTCAGATGAACATATTCTCGCTATGTGAATCCATAGCTAGGAAGAGATGGGAAGGGTGAGTACTATTTGCGCCGCCGCCGAAATTTTTTTTCGAAATGATGTATAATTTTAATATATCTTAAAAGGAGATGAAATATATGGGAGCATCACTTAATGGTTGGGCCACAATTAAAAGCGCCAACGACCCACGACTCAAGACAATGAAGATTCCAGGTACAAACCGTACTGTAAGACTGCGTAGAGGCGTTGCCCCCGTCTTTGCCGCTTTTCTAGCAGACTGGCACAAGGAAATGCCTGAGCGACTTAAGCTTGACAAGGGTCCAGTTGACTCATGGGTATATCGTGAGGCACGCACCAATACTGGCTTTAGCAATCATGCATCTGGGACAGCCGTAGACCTACGCTACGATGTTTTGAAGGCCGATGGAAGGCCCCACATGACCAAAGAAGAAATGGCGATTCTAGACCGCATTTTAGACCGATACAAGACTGCAGATGGTCATAGGATTCTTGCTAATGGTGAATGGTGGAATAAGGAAGATGGTATGCATACAGAGCTTTCCCAAGGTTGGGATCGTGGTGCAAAGCGTAATACCACACTTAAAGATGTTAAAGAAGTACAAAAGCGTCTTAAGATTAATGACAATGGTGTAAAGCAGGCATGACAAGTCAAGCTTGTATGAGTAGCTTGAACAGTGATATCTAATGTATGAATATAAAGCTAAGGTAGTTAGAATCTTAGACGGGGATACAATGGATGTATCTATTGATCTTGGTTTTGATGTATGGGTATATCAGCGTGTTCGTCTTATTGGTATCAATACCGCCGAAAAAAATACAGAATTAGGAAGGAAGACATTAGATTATGTGCGTGCTCTTTGTCCACTGGGTTCTTCTATTACTCTTAGATCTGAAAAAGATAAGAGAGAAAAGTTTGGTAGATATCTTGCGAAAGTTTATTTCGCAGAATCCAATGAATGCTTAAATGATATTCTTATTCAAAAGGGATTAGCTGTTGAATACTGGGGGATTGGGAAGAAGGAAGATTTTGTTCCTGATCCAACCAAACTCGTAGAGTAGGAATGCAAGGATCTCCACCCTCTACTACATATTCCTCTTCTTCTTCATCTGTCATAGGAGATGAATCATGTAAATAGCAATAGCTATCTGCGTACCCCTGGTCAAGTCCGTATTGTACCCATTCGTCAACTGTCATATGATTTGTCATCTATTTAATAACCATTCTGTCGTAGTGATAGGAAATGCATCTTTAACTTCATGAAAGATAGCATCAGCATATAATTGTATCTCTTGTTGTGCGTGTCCGTCAAGTCGTAAAGAAATAAAATGTAGAAGAGCATTTAAACTTGCGGTCCACCTCCAACGAACATACATTGAGTATGCGGGGAGTAAAAGTCTGGCCTGCTCAGGAGCCACACCATCTGCCAAAGCCTCTAGATATAGGTCGTGTGCTTCTTTTACGAGCATCTGCATTCTCTTTGTGTACTTAGCACCATAATATTCATTTAAAGCATCACCGCTACCCTGCTTTTTATTATCAGGAGCAGATCTCCACTCAGAAACAGAGGGTATATAGAATTGCTCATTCTCTGTAACATATCTACGAGAAGATTCATTCCATCCCATTTGATCTTCAATATGACTAGAAGCAACGGCATGTTTGTACCATTGCCTAGCGACCATAAGCGGAGCGTATACTTCAAAAGTCATAGCACAATGTCTAAACACAGCATCATGCTTATGCTTGACAAGATAACTAATTAGCTTATGATCTTTCTCAGATAGTTCAATTGCTTCTTTATCAAAAGAAACACGGGCAGCATTAACAACATCTAAATCGCTACCCATGGTATTTACTGTACGAATATATCCATGATCTAATACTGTTCTCACAATTATCCATTCTCTAAGTGGAGTTTTTAGGAATAACACTGTTGCTCCACATGTGTTATGATTATATCATGGAAGAAAAAAAGTGTCAAAGCTGTAATCAATATTTTTTACCATCATCTCGTCACAAAAATTGTCCACTATGTAGATATAAAAATTACAAAGACTCTTGTGATTGTGGAAACAAAAAATCTCATAGGAGTTCGTTATGCATATTATGTTCTCAAAAAGGTGATCTTAATGGTAACTGGAAGGGCGGAAAGTACAAAAATAGTAAAGGGTACATTCTTATTAAATTTCCAGAGCATCCTCGTGCTGCAAAAAGTGGATATATCTTTGAGCACCGACTTGTAATGGAAAGTATTATTGGACGATACTTATTGCCAAATGAAAACGTTCATCATAAAAATGGTATAAAGGATGATAATCGTTCAGAGAACCTTGAACTGTGGATAACTTATCAACCTAACGGGCAAAGAGCCGAAGACCTCGTTGCCTGGGCACGAGAGATCCTGTTTCTTTACTCATAGTAAAATTGTTTGTGCCACTACTTGGATTCGAACCAAGGTCATCAACTTTAGAAGAGTTGCGTTCTGTCCCCTGAACTATAGCGGCTAGGTATCAAATTGGCAAAAATTATTTTGAGTCTGTTGAATAAAAACCTTTTCCTTTAAATTGAACACCAACTCTATTAAATGTTTTGTGAAAGTTAAGACTATCACAACGAGGGCATTCTGTCAATGGGTCATTATTAATGGGTTGAAAAAACTCCATTGGACCACAATCTGCACAGCTATATGTATATGTTGGCATCTTTCCTCCTATCTAAGTATAAATGGGGCAGACAGCGGGGATGGGTGGGTGGAGTCGCTGCCTGCCCTCGCTGATCAGGTGGGATTCGAACCTACAGCCTACGAGTTAACAGCTCGTTGCTCTGCCGTTGAGCTACTGATCAATTTTAATTATGCACTTGATTGTGGTTTTGCATTAATAAATTCTCGTTCATCAATTATTTCGTATGCCCAATTATATAATGCTTCTTCGTATTTTGTAAAGTGATGACCACAAAAAATTAAGTCACCCTCAATTCCTTTTACAATAACAAAGGCTTGAGATTGACAACGATCACATCGGTCGGTAGTCTTTAGTGTTTGTTCTTTTATTTTCTCCATAGTGTTCATAAAACTCCCATCCTAGTAGCTATAAATACATTATACTTCATTGTTGATAACGTGTCAATATGCATAAAAAAATATGTTAAAATTAGTTTATAACATATTTGTTAAATTTAGGAGACAACTGAATATATGAATACCCCACAAATTGATGAGCTTGTACTATTCCTTGGTCAGATTTCTGGGGCAGTCATAGCAATTACAGCAGCACTGGCAATACTGCATAGAGTGTTTTTTAAAAAACTTACAGATAGATTAGATAAAATTGACAAAGAACTTCACCCAAATGGGGGGTCTAGTCTAAGAGATGTTGCAAATAGAATAGAGAAAAACCAAGCTGCAATGCAAGGCGATATTCATGAAGTAAGAGAAAAAGTAGATGACCACATCGTTTGGCACCTCAATAACTAATGTTATAATTTAAATAGACAAAATAAATAAATTAGGAGTGCCAATGGTCCCAGGCAAATTAAATCTTGTATGTCCTCAAGGGAGCACATTTTCACGCACACTTACCTACAAAATTGACGAAACTCCTGTAAATTTAACGGGATACAATGCTAGATTACAAATTAGAGAATTTAGTTATTCTCAAAACTTTGTTTTAGGAGTAGATAGTTCAGCGGGTTCAACAAATATTTATACTGGTGGATCAGCGGGAACAATAAATGTCTATATTCAACCAGAATTAACCAAGGACTTTGTTCCTGGCAACTATGTATATGACTTGGAAATTTATACTTCAGAAAATGTTTACAAGCTTATTCAAGGAAAGTTTACAGTGACTGCGGAGGTAACCAGATAATGCCAGACGCAAGAGTACAAGTTGTTGAATCAGCATTCCATGTTGTTGAAATAGATTCTAGTGAAATAGTTATAGAAATAGGAACAAGCGGTCCTCAAGGCCCACAAGGTGCTGCTGGTGCTCCAGGAGAAGTACTCTACTCAGATCTATCTTATGTTCATACTCAATCAGCATCCTCTAGTACTTGGACAATAGTTCACGGGTTACCGTTTGTACCAGGAATTATTGTAGTTGATTCTGCTGGATCAGTAGTTGAAGGAGACTATTCTTACCCCGATGAAAATACAGTCATTGCGACCTTCTCTGGGGGATTTACTGGAAAGGCGTATTTATCATGAAAGAAAGGGAGGAAATAAAAAATGGCTAGAAAATTTTTAACACCAATTGATTTAAATAAACTAGAACTGCAAAATGCAGCTATTCAAAATCTTGCTACTGCACCAAACAGTCCTAATACTGGTCAAGTCTACTACGATACTGTTGAGTCACAGATTAAAGTTTGGACTGGAGCAGCGTGGGCTAACATCGGTGGAGGGGTTTCTAACTTAGCTGGAACTGCTAATGAAATAATAGTTTCTGCTTCAGTGGGGGCAGTGACCCTAAGCCTACCAGCAACTATTAATGCTAATACCACTGGTACTGCAGCATCCCTTACTACAGCTCGTACCATTGCACTAACTGGAGATGTAACAGGAACCGTTTCTTTTGATGGTAGCGCAAGTGCATCTATGGCAACCACTATTGCAGCTAATAGCGTTGCGCTAGGAACTGACACCACTGGAAACTATATTGCTTCTCTTTCTGGAACTGCTAATGAAATTGAGGTTTCTGGATCTGGAGAAGGGGCAACAGTAACAGTTGGTCTTACAGATAACGTTTCTATCACAGGAGATCTTACTGTTGGTGGAAATCTAACAATTAGTGGATCTGCTACATATATTAATGCAGAAACTATTCAGTTAGCAGACAACACAATTGTTTTGAACTCTAATGTAACTGGATCTCCTACAGAAAACTCTGGGATTGAAGTTGAAAGAGGAACAAGCGAAAACGTTTCTGTTCTTTGGAATGAAGCAAATGATCAATGGACTCTCACTAATGATGGAACAAATTACGGAGCAATTTCTCGTAAAGTTGCAGCAAGTGTTGGAAATGCATCAGGCACATCTTTTGCAGTTGTCCATAACTTAGGAACAAGGGACGTAACAGTTAATGTATATGACAATGCAAACTATGAGACAGTCGTAACTGATGTTGTAAGAACTGATGCAAATACGGTTACTGTTTCATTTGCAACAGCACCATCATCAAATGCATATCGCGTTGTAGTTGTAGGATAATTGAAGAAAGGATGGGTAAGTAAAATTACCTATTATTTCTCAGGAAGGGTATAATAAGGTATGGCAACAAGGCAACTGAGTAATCTTTTACTAGAAGGTGATATAAGCATCGGTGGTGCTTTTATTTTTGATGAAGAAAGCTCTATACTCTCCTCAGCAAGTGTAATGAATTATTCAGAATTAAAACAACTTGTTCCCGAAGGTTACTTATTGGCCCGACTTGGTGATAAAGTAATTAGAATTCCATATTTTTCAGCATCCCCTTGACAACATGATATAATTTTAATATGGGATTTCCTGCAACTTTTAACATTTTATATTATCGTGGAGATACATATGAATTTGTAATTCAACCAAAAAATGCAGATGGAACAGCTTTTAATTTAACTAACTACCCTTCTGCTAGTTCAAAATTTACAGTAGCCTCCCGTGCTGGAGCTACTGATACTTTTGTATTTAATGGAGATGTATCTGTTAATAATGAAAGCTCTTATGTCGCTTGTACAATATCTAGTGAAAATGGACAATCTCTTGTTCAAGGTACATCTTATGTCTATGACGTTCAAATTAGAAGTGCATCAAGTACTTTCACTTTAGTAGCGGGAGGACTTTCAGTTACAAACGATATCAGTGGAAGAGTAACATGAGCGTAGAAGTTCTTCTTAATAATCCTGATATTTCTGTAATAGGTCCTCCTCAAAACATTGTTCTTCAATTAGAAACAGGGGCCACGGGAGATAGAGGAAGTTTAATTTTTAGTGGATTTGATAATCCTAATAGTGCGTCAGCAAATCTAACATCTGTCCTTCCCAATGATCTTTTCATTAGAGCAAGTCAAGGGCAGACAGAGGGATATATCTATCAATACCTTCCTGACGGTGCTGGTGGTTTCAACTGGGAAAAAATTGGAAACCTAAAACCCTCAATATTTAGTGAAACTGTTAGTTTAGCTGACGACCCTGGATTAAGTGCAAGTGCGGGTATATTTAATTATGAAGTTCCCATTTCAATTGCCTTTAATGAATATTCTATTTCAGATATAACAGCAACAAACATAAATGTTTCTATTACTCCGCAGCTATTAAATACTCCAATATCAACAACTATCTATGACATAGAGGTAGATTCTATAGCAAATACAATTATCGTTACCTTTTTTGCAATGAAGTATATATCTGAATCTTGGTCGGTAGTTACTGAAAGCAATGCTAAGTTTCACATAACTCTTTCACTACTTGCTTAATGATATAATAAATAGGGAGAATCTATGGCCCAGAACATATCAGCAACTAATGCATTTACAACCAATTATGATACAGGTGTGCCTGAGCAAACTGACGATGCCAATATTGTTCAGGCTTTTACTGATTATCATTATGGAACAGATTATAATGGTGTAGGAGCTCCTGGTGGAATAGAAGGACACCTAACAGATATTGCTGCAGATATTGTCACACATGCCAATCTGTCAACAGGAGTTCATGGAGTATCTGGCAGTGTTGTTGGCACAACGTCAACCCAAACTCTTACAAATAAAACATTAACTTCTCCAACAATAAGTTCTCCAACAATTTCTGGTGCGACACTCACATCTCCAAACTTAACTGTTGCAACAACCACAGCAAGCTCATCATATACCTTGCTTTTAACAGATGCGGGAAAAGTAGTTGAAATGAATTCAGCTTCTGCAAATAACTTAACAATCCCCTTAAATGCTTCTGCTGCTTTTGCAATTGGAACATCTATCTTTGTTTTACAGACTGGTGCAGGACAAACAACAATTGTTCCGACGGCAGGTGTAACTGTAAACTCATTCATTGGACTAAAAATTGTGGGAAGATGGTCTGGTTGTACCCTCATTAAACGCGATACCAATACCTGGGTTGCTGTCGGTGGAATAGTAGCATGATTCCAACCCTGTCTGGGTTTATTATGGGACTTAGTGCTCCTGATGCACCAATAATGAATCACCACACTTCTACAGGGCAGTTTATTATAACTAATTACAACTCTAGCCTTGTTTACACAGCTACCCTCGTTACTGGCAGCGGTACAGCAACTTTAAACACTGGCACTGGAGTATTTACTCTTTCAAGCGCAAATGCTAGGTTCTCCGTTACAGCAGGGTATGCAAGTACGGCCCCACAATCATCAGCTGATTTCATGGAGCGTAAGTCATACATATACACTAATGACCCAATTTGTAGTGACAACTGTGCCTCTGCATACAACTACCCAGATCCAAACAACAATTGCTACCAACAAGGTCATCCTAACTGTTGTAACTCTTCTAACAGTTGCTGGGGTTCTGGGGTGGATGGAAATTGTGCTGCTGACAACACAATTTGTTGTGGTGGATCAAGAGGGCAAACATGTAATGATAATTTTGTCAAAAACGCAACACCTAGTGGCTATACAGATTCTTATGGTGAATGGTGGAGAGTATCCTAAAATCAAGCATGGTACAATTATAGAAAAATATAAGACAAAATTTACCAAGATTGGATATTTATGATTTCTGTTAAATCAGGAGAAAGAGTTCATTTAAAGTGGGAACTACCTTTTACCAATGCACCTGAAGCACATGTTTTTTTGCCAACTGCTGGAGATGAGCTATCTTTTACACACAACGGTTTGTTATCTGCCTCTTTTAGTCGTGTAGCAGATAAGGATGTCTATTGGCTAGGTTATGAAAATGGAAAATGGGTTATAACTTTTGACACAAATGACACATCCTTTTTGCTTCCTGGAGAAAACACTTATGAGTTTATTCTTTTAGGAAAAGAGGGAGAACCTATCCTTATAGATTCTGAAGTAGTGTTTTTAAATGAATGACGTTAGCCCCCTTGATTTTTTAAAACCTTCTACAGAATTCTCTGATAGAGAAAAGTCATTGAATAGATTAAGGATATGTGGAGCTTGCCCTGAATTATCTTTTAAAATATGCGGGATTTGTCATTGCTTTATGCCAATGAAAACTAAACTTGAAGCGGCTACATGTCCATTAGGAAAATGGTAATGTTACCAATAGACCCCAATCCATCATGGAAGATGAGAAGAAGAGCAGTTTTTGCATCTATGGTTTTTGGAATGGGAATTGTAATTTATACTGCTATTAGATGGGAATCAACATCTCTTGCTGATACCCTGGCTATTGGAGGATTTGGTATTATAGGGGCTGTGGTAGCCGCATATATTGGTGGAGCAGCGTATGAAGATGTAAGGCTTAGAACAACTCAACAGTATCAAGATCAACTTTATAGAAACGAAAATGAACAGATAGATGATATAATATACGACGAAGAAGGGAATGAAAATGTTCACTAAGAAATTTTGGATTGAGGCATCTGAAAGAGCACTCAAGACTTTTGCACAATTTATTTTAGTTCTAGGAGCTGCAGGAACACTTAATGTTTTTTCTGTAGATTGGAAGACTAATATTGGACTAGCACTTGGGGGAGCCCTGCTATCCTATGCTACATCACTTGTATCTGCAAACATAGGACCAGAAAAGGGATCACCAAGTCTAGTAGAGTAAACAATGACTACATAAAGGGCAGGGTAGAGAAATCTATCCTGCTTTTTTGTATTTAAAAAATGATATAATGAATGAGGTGAATATTAATGGCTGCTACTACAAATAATTATGGGTTTCCATACCCCCAGGATTCTGATACCGTAGATGTTGCTGGGGATATTCAGTCTCTTGCAGAAGATATTGATACTAAGCTTTCTGAGGCAATCGCAGACACTGTTGGTACAATGGTTACCAGCAACACAGAAAGCGGAATTACCGTAACCTATGACGATGCCGATAATACTTTAGATTTTGATGTTGCAGATTTTACTCTTACCTTTTTAGGTGATGTTTCTGGAAGTGCAAGCATTACCAACCTTGCGAGTGCAAGTGCGACCATTACAATCGCACCCAACAGCGTTGCACTTGGAACAGACACAACTGGAGACTACGTTGCTTCAATAAGTGCTATGTCTGGAATATTCGCAAACGGAACAGGAGAGGGAGCAACTGTAACTCTTTCCAACACAGATAGAGGTTCTGCACAGAATATCTTTAAAAATGTTGCAGTTACTGGTCAAACAACAATTGTTGCAGACACAAATGATGACACCTTAACAATAGTAGGTGGAACTGGAATTACGGTTACCACAGACCATACAACAGATACGCTAACGGTTACCAACGCTGGCGTAACTAGTCTAGCTGGAACTGCTGATGAAGTAACTGTTTCTGCCTCAGCAGGGGCAGTAACCCTAAGCCTTCCAGCAACCATTAATGCCAACACTACTGGTACTGCAGCCGCTTTTACAACAGCCCGTACCATTGAACTAACGGGAGATGTAACAGGAACCGTATCCTTTGACGGTAGTTCTAGCGCATCTTTGGCAACTACCATTGCAGCCAACAGCGTTGCCCTTGGAACTGACACTACTGGAAACTACGTTGCCACAGTCGCGGGTACTAATAATGAAATTGAAGTATCTGGATCTGGTTCTGAATCAGCAACAATAACAATTGGATTACCAGACAATGTAACTATAGGAAATGATCTTACTGTTACTGGAAATTTAATTGTAAGTGGATCAACTGCATATATTAATACTACAGAGCTTTTAGTAGAAGACAATTTAGTCACATTAAACTCTGGAACAACTGGATCTCCTACTTTAAATGCTGGTATTGAAATTGAAAGAGGAACATCTGCAAATACATCAATAAGATGGAATGAATCAACAGATGTTTGGGAATTTACAAACGATGGTACAAATTATTATACAATTAAAGATTTTGATACCGCCCTTGGTACAAAAACAACAGACAATCTTGCTCAAGGTTCAACGAATTTATACTTTACAGATGAAAGAGCACAAGATGCAATTTCTACTGCAATAGCAGCTGGAACTCAAACAAATATAACAGTTTCATATAATGATTCAACAAACTCTTTTAGTTTTATTTCTGTTGATCCAGGGGTCACTAGCCTACTTGGAACCGCTGATGAGGTAACGGTCTCTGCCTCAGCAGGAGCAGTAACCCTAAGCCTTCCAGCAACGATCAATGCCAACACCACTGGAACTGCAGCGGCTCTTACCACAGCCCGTACCATTGAACTAACGGGAGATGTAACGGGAACTGTATCTTTTGATGGTAGCGCA